ACCACTACTGGGCTGGTTGAAATAAAACACAGATTCACCGACGCGATTCTGTTTTCGCGGGAAAACAGCTCGCTGAAACTCTGCGTCGAGGCGGCGGTAAAGAGCAGCGCGGACTTGGAAGGCGCGGACTTGGAAGGCGCGAACTTGACCGGCGCGAACTTGGAAGGCGCGAGCTTGACCGGCGCGAACTTGGAAGGCGCGAGCTTGCGCAGCGCGAACTTGCGCAGCGCGAACTTGCGCAGCGCGTACTTGCGCAGCGCGTACTTGACCGGCGCGGACTTGGTCGGCGCGGACTTGGAAGGCGCGAACTTGGTCGGCGCGGACTTTGGCGACGATACAAAACTCGTCGGAGAACGCCCGATCCTGCAAATTGGCCCAATCGGTTCGCGCTCGGATTATCTCGTGGCGTACCTGACCAACAGAGGTACTTACATCCGGGCAGGGTGTTTTTTTGGGACGCTTGCCGAGTTCCAAGATCGCGTGAAATCCACGCACAACGACAATGAGCATGGGCGCGAGTATGCGGCTGCGATTGCGATGATCGAGGCACACGAGGAGGTATGGAAATGAACGAAGAAGCGATTGAGATCATAAAGAGGTTCGTAGCATACGAAATGGACAAACAAGAGCCAAAATGGGGCGGATGGAGTGCGCTTACCATTAACGCCCGCCAATTCCTCGCAGACTACGACGCGAAGAATGCCGCAGTACTGGGGTTTCCATCGTCTGCGGCACCTGCTACTCCTGCCTGCCGTAGCGACGGTAAACCATGTCCTACACCGATTGGAGGTATGGGTAGAGGCAAATCACTGTGCGAGCAAAGTGGGATGTGCCAGCGAACTAATATGGAGGCCCTACCAACTGTACATATTGCACCTGCTACTCCTACGGATGGGACTGTTAGAGCATTCCGCACGATAAAGGAAATTGTCTGCGGAGAACGTGCTCCGTATTGGAACAGTGAATCAGCAATCTACAACACGAGAGGATTGATCGCAGATGTCTGCGACAACGCCATGCTCGCCGCAGCCCCTGATACTCCTGCGCCTGCGGCTACTGCTACAGCAATGGACGTGATGGTGCAGCGTTTTCTAGGCTGGCCTGTGCCGTTCAGCGTATGCGCCGACCTGTGCGCAACACGACAGGAGAAAGGTCGCAGCGGCACGAACCTGTTGAGCGCAATAGAGGCGCGAGAAATGTTGACCTATGTTCTAGCCGCCGCCCCTGCCAACGATGCGCGGGATGCTCAGAAACTAGTCGAGTGTAAACACCGAGGGAAAATCATTCGAGGGAATGACTATGGAGAAGATAAGGCATGGTGCGATGAGTGCGGAGAGATAACCTTTCATTCAGATGCACCCAATGAAGGAGAACATTTTCGGACATTCTCCGATAGAAAAAATTGGTCCGACAAACGGGTAATTGCCTTTGGATGTCAGAATGAAGCCAACCCCGTCAATAAATTGAATGATGGAAAGCGATGCGAGATATGGTGCAATCACAACTACTGTCCATCTAAATTACGTGCCGCCACACGCGAGGCACGTAATCAGTCCGGCCCTCCGCCGGGCAGGACCCCGGATCAAAACAGGGGGAACTCGTGAGCCATGAAAGGGAACAAATGAAAACGGATGCACAGTTGCGAGATATTCGTTTGGACGCTGCGATGAAATCGCCAGAGGCTAATAATGCTTACGGCGATCGCGCCGTCTACAACGCAGGCCGCAAGGACGCATTCGCCGATGCGCGGGATGCGGTGCTTGATTCCCCTGAGGTCGAGGGGGAAATATCCCCAAGTGACCTGATCCAACGACTCATCGATGCGGAGAAGCCACCAGCGAGTCAGGAAGGGGGAAGGGGATGAGCAAACTCTGTATTTATCACGGGAACTGTGCGGATGGTTTTTCTGGCGCGTGGGTTGTTCGCCGTGCGCTTGGTGAAACCACAAACTTTTACCCCGGTGTGTACCAAAACGCGCCGCCAGATGTGTCCGGGCGCGACGTGGTATTGGTGGATTTTTCCTACAAACGTCCAGTGATGGAGCAGTTAATTTCTACTGCGAAGTCTGTACTAGTGCTTGACCACCACAAAACAGCCGCTGAGGATTTGCAGAATCTATCCGGCGCGGAAGTGGTATTCGACATGGGTCGCGCAGGTAGCAAGATTGCGTGGGACTATTACTTCCCGCATGAGGCTGCGCCGCCAGTATTGCTGCACGTCGAAGACCGCGACTTGTGGCGGTTTGCGCTGCCAAAGACGCGGGAGATTCAGGCCAACATCTTTTCCTATCCATACGAGTTTGCGATATGGGATAGATTGATGGCGAGTGATCCTGCTGTCCTTGCAATCGAAGGCGAGGCAATCGAACGCAAGCACTTCAAAGACATTGCTGAACTACTAGGCGTAGTGCAAAGACGCATGACGATCGGAGGCTATAACGTGCCGATCGCTAATCTACCATACACCCTTGTATCGGACGCAGCGCACAAGATGGCACAGGGCGAGCCGTTTGCGGGATGCTATTGGGACACCGCGAAAGGAAGAATCTTCGGGTTGCGCTCAACGGACGCCGGGATAGATGTTTCCGGCATCGCTAAACAATACGGTGGAGGAGGTCACAGGAATGCCGCAGGGTTCACCGTTCCGTTCCACGTTGCTGCTGCATTCGAGATTACGCCATGACCCCGCTAACCATGACCGAGTTGCGGCGACAGTTTGAGTCGTCCCATGCGCGACTCGGTTACAAGGATTTTTCTCGTTGGAATGGAGGCGCGACCTATTCTCACGGCGCCCTGCAATTACGATGGGCTGGCTACCTAGCCTGCGCGCGGGCTAACGGGCTGCTGAAAAAAGGAAAATCGTGATGCCCGAAGACGAACGCGAAGCGCCTGACGAAGAAACGGTACCCTGGGACTGCGACAATCAAGGTCCACAGGAACTAGGAACAACAGAGGAATAACCGTCCACTGAGGAGCTAAACTAGCGAAACCTGTAGGCAGGGCTGGGCACCCTAGATGAGTTCTTACCTCCTTCTCATCGCGCCTACAGGTCTGGACACTCAACAAACCAGGAGACCACAATGGCCTTTCATGACGAAGAAGATGATTGGGATGGCTTAGACGACTCACCAGATTTCTAACAGGAGTTGCAAATGAGTGGAGTTACTGTAACAATCTTCATCAAGAACCCAGAATCTTTGGTGCCTGCTTGCCAGGTGTATGATATAGAGCTAGTTGGTCGTGGCTTTGGAAAGCTGGCAGAAGAGCTTCTAAATGCAGTTCTGGATGATTTTGAGATACCAGCCGCCAGGCCGATGATAAAACTGCCTGACACCAAACAAGCTCTGGACACGCTTATGAATCCTGACATTTCCATTAAAGGAGGTGATCCAACTCCAAAAACCGATTGACAACTTACCCAAATGGGTGTATTATAGCAATTCACTGGTAATATTGGTGAGAGACTAACCAACACAAGGAGCTACAAATGGCTAAGCAAGACGTGGCAAGCAAGTTGAAGGACAGCAAAGATGTTATTAAGGTGCAGTATGACTTTGGTGACAACCTGGCTGAGAGTGTAAAGTTGTTCGGTGAAGAGGTTGTCCATTCAAGAGCAAAGGCCGCTCTGGTGATCGACCTCCAGGCATTGGTTCGCAGGATGATCAAGGCGGGGAAGAAGTCCGACGAGATCACTGCCGCCGTTGCAAAGTGGAAACCGGACACTCGCGTGGTCGTTCACAAGACCGCCGCAGAGAAGGTGCAGGAAGGTGTTAAGCAGCTCACGAAGGAAGAGCGGCTGGCATTGCTCAAGCAGCTCCAGGCAATCAAGGACTAACAGTCGGGTCTGTATTAAGTTCACCAGGGGTGTAACAATTTGTTACCCCTCTGGTGAATTCACCAAGAAATACAGATGGCTAAGGTCTACATACTGAATAAGGGTGGGCATGACTACTCCGACGCTACACGCTTTGGAGAGCTAGTGTACTGCTCTGAAGGACTTATTCCAAAGTTCAGCACTAGCCATATGGTTAGAGTCTTCCAAGGCGCCTTCCAGGATAGTCAGAACATTGACTATATTCTTCTTACCAGTCTCTCAACTATGTGTTCCATAGCCTGTGCGATCTTCGCCAAAAAGCATGGAAGACTAAATCTCCTTATCCACCAAGCTGGTGTAGATGGGAAAGATAATCGCTACGTTGAGAGAATTGTAAAGTTAGGGGATCAAGATGAATCAACCAAAGATAAGAATAGTTCCAACTCCTCAGCCGAGAGAGGAAGAAAAACCGCTAAGGCTTGAGGATACAACTCCGGCCATGCGAAGAAATATGTCAGCTAGAGAACTCATCAAGCTGATGGGAAACAAGCATGTTTTACATAAGGACTATAAGGGCAATACAAAGATCATTAAGAAAGTCCCCAACCTGGCAGGTCGATACTCCGTTCTGGATGCTGAGCCCAGCGCCTGGCAGACGTTCAAAAGTATTCTGTCTGGAGACGCCTAACATGAGTCGACATTGGAAAGACCTGGGAGTAGATTTCACTATGCTTCTGTCAGGCAGTTTCCTCTGCTGGCTCTCTGGCTACTTCCGAGAACAGTTTATCCTCAGTTTAGTCTCCTTCATTATAGGATTTATCTTCCTGGGATTGGGAGTGCTTGGAAGCTGGCATACCATTGTACAGATTGTAAAGGATTGGGAATGAAAAACTACTACGACAACACGATGATCTCGACCTACAAAGAGTGCCCTCGGAAGTTTTACTTTGCCCACAAAAGGCATTGGCGGCTGGCAGGTGCAGCCATGCCACTCATCTTCGGGCTAGCCTGGCATGAAGCGCAGAACGTGATCTGGGGAGGTTATCAGTTTGTCACATCTGACAAGATAACCGAAGATGATCTAGTTGAGAGCGCTATGGATGAGTTTAACAGAGTGTGGGCTGATGAAGGCCTAACGCCCTGGGGAGATATGTCTCCTGATGAACAGGAGAAGGTTGGTCAACGCAATCCTATGGTTGCAAAGGAGATGCTGTATGCTTATCTTGATAAGAGAAGATTTATCCTTGAATTGGCCAAGATTATTTCAGTGGAACAGCCATTTGCTGTGCCCATCTATCCCAACAGGCCAGATCTCTGGTACATTGGGAGATTGGATAAGAATGTTGAGTTCAACGGGGAACATCTGGTTATCGAACACAAAACTACCTCCGAGTACAAGATTGATGGAGGTTTCAAAAACCAGTTTGTCGATAGCTTCTTCCCCAATTCCCAAGTTGACGGTTACATCTACGCTGCCAATATGCTAGATTCAAAAGTCAAACAGGTATGGGTAGATGCTGCCCTGGTGCACAAAAAAGTACATGACGCTTTCAAGTTTATTCCTGTCGTGAAGAACCCTGAGCAGTTGGACGGCTGGCTATTCGACACGCAGGAGTGGATTCGTCGAATAGAAGAAGATACTGCCAAGTGGGAGGGTGAAGAACAAAGTGGCAGCACAATGCAGTGCTTTCCAAAGAACACAAATGCCTGTCAGGGAAAGTATGGAACCTGCACCTACCGATCTATCTGCACAGCGTACTCTAACCCAGAAGTGCATGATCTGCCGGAGGGCTTCATCGAGTTTGTCTGGGCTCCTTTCGACGTTCTACACATGGAGAAGATAGGATTGACAAAATGACTCGCTTTCAGCTTGGCTATGTTCTGTTGAGTTGCTATTTACCAGAGATACATGGGAGGATAGATGAGAAGATAGCCTTCAAGATTCGAATGCAGCAGCCTATGTCAGACTGGGACGTGTACCAGTGGTCGACTAAAGAGCTGAACTTGCCAGCCATCAGCGGGGAGATAGAAGAAAGTGCTGCTGGAGATATATTTGTAGTAGGAGTCTGCAAGAAGATTGCAGAGATTTGTGGTGGAATGCTAACACAGCAAATTGTACTAACACAAGGAGATACAGATGGAACAGGTACTAACGATCCAGATTCGGATCAGGAAAAAGAGCAAGACGACAGACAAGGCCCTCCTGACAGAAGTTAAGGACGCCCTGAAGATGCTTAACCTTGAGATGGAAGGTGGACCTAAAATTGTCAAACGGGAGATAACCTATGCCTAACGCTCGTGACGTTTCAGTTGAGACCGCTCACAGGATTCTGATGCTGGGAGCGACAGGAAGTGGAAAGACTACCCAGTTTCTAACACTACCCGGCAGGAAGTTCCTGTATATCTTCGATCCAAATGCAATCAGGTCTATCCAAGGTAACGATGTGGAGTATCAGGAGTTTCTGCCTGACACTCTGAACCTGAATATTAGCTCGCTGAAGAAGGGGGTGGGAGATACGATTGGGAAGGTTAAGCCAGCCGACGTATATCTCGACTGGGAACGAGACTTTGAAGAGCGTCTATCCAGTGAATATTTCAAGGATTTTGATTGGATAGGCCTGGACTCCTTTACCACGTTCTCTGACATGGTAATGGATAGAGTGCTGACAATAAATGGGAGGACTGGACAGTGGCCTCAACAAGATGACTACGGCCCTCAGATGAACACTCTCACCAATGTGATTAGAACACTAACTGGGACTGGCAAGGGGCTCTACGTAACTGCCCATGTGGAAGTGATCAAGAATGAACTAACTGGCCAAGTGTTCAACCAGCCTGTTATGACAGGCAGACTACGTGTTAAGCTTCCCTTGTTGTTCTCCGAAATATTCTTCTGCGAGGCAGAGAATGATGGGAAGGGTAAGATTGGATACAATCTGCAGACCAAGCCATCTAGGATGATGCCTCTGATCAGATGTACAATAAAGGGCCTGGATGACAAGAATCAAGTAGTATCACTGGAACCGTTCGAGGATGTTACCCTGAACTTCAATGAGCCGCTGGAAGGCCAGGGATTGGGCGGAATTCTGAACTGGGAGCGGCGCTTTTTGCAAAGGAGTAAGTGATGGGATTCATTGATCTTGGTACAGACCTCGGAGATATCGAGGAAGCAAAAGCGGTGCCTCCAGGTCGATATGATCTGAGGGTTGTGCAGGTGAAAAACGAGCCAAGCAAGACCAGCGGCAAGCCTATGGTTTCTCTGCTACACGAGATCATAGGCCATCCAGAAGCAGCGCCAGTATCATACTATCTGTCGCTGCCAACGGAGGGAGATGAGCCGAAAGCTCGTACATTTAAGCTGTTGAACATCAGGCGTTATCTGTCACAGTTCAACACTCCCTTCGAGACTAACGGCTTCAACGAGGAGGACCTGTACGGTGCAGAAGGGAATGTGCAGCTGGGAATGTCTGAGCCGACAGAGCAGTATCCAATCCCTCGGAATGAAATGCAGCTGGATAGACTGAAAGATGAACAAGTCCAGCAGAAGGCAACTGGGACTGGCAGCAAGAAAAAACGGTAGCATACAAGAAAAGCCTCTCCTCAGTCGTTACAAACTGAGAAATCTCCTGAAAACTGGTTATCCCAGTTGACTGTTGGAGAGGCGATAAGGGCAATCGAGATACATAACACGTAGAGGTGAAATATGGACTGGATTATTGTACTAATCATTGTAGCAGGTATTGTTGTCTATGAGTATCTGCACAATCAGAAGGTGAAGGCGATCGTTGATGGATTTACTAGCCATGCCAAAGCTGTAATTGGTGGAGATAATACCGGAGCACCTCCCAATGATGGCAGCAAGAGTTAACTTTGAGCTGGACAAGGCGATCAACGATGAGCTAAACTCACTACTTCCTCGGGGGACTAAGAGTATGGTCCTCCGAGGTTTCGTATGCAAGCTTATCAAGGAGTTGAGAGCCGGAAAGATGGACTTGGTAAATGAGTGTAGCCGCTTGAGTCAGAGGAAGCCATGAAACTATCTGCACTACTAAATCGCATCAGCGAGATGTCTGAAGATGAACTGCGGCAGCATGTTCAGGATGTTAGACATAGGAGAGAGATCATACGCCCTGCAAAGCAGAAGCACATAGAGAGGGAAGAACGATCTGACAGCCGCAGAGTTGTGTCGAAGCTGGAAAAACTGGCTGGCGAAATGTCTGAGGAAGAGCGTGCTAAACTGATTGCCCAACTACAACTGGAGGAATAATGAGAGCTGCCGATGTACTGAAACAGGTCAAGATATCTGACATCTTGATAGGAGATAGATTTCGTGTGGACCTGGGAAGTATTGAAGACTTAACAGAGTCAGTAAAAGAGAAGGGAATTATTCAGCCTATCACACTAGATGCTGGCTTGCATCTGTTAGCTGGAGGTAGGAGAATCGCGGCTGCTGTGAAGGCTGGGCTAACAAAGATACCAGCACTAATAAGGGAGGTAGAGGGAGAGATTGATGCCAGGGAAATTGAACTGATTGAGAACTCCTTCCGGAAGGACTTCACCTGGGCTGAACAGGCAAAGCTGGTAGCCGAGATTGACCGGCTGTGTAGAGCAAAGGATATTGAGTGGTCTGGCAGAAAAACTGCCATGCTTATGAATCGAACTGCTATGGATGTTAGCAGAGCGTTAAGATTGGCAGACGCCCTGGAGCTGATCCCTGAAATGGAAGATATAAAAACACAAGATCAGGCTATCAAGTTCGTGAAGCAGCTGGAAGAGCGGGCTGTCACAACTGAGATGAGAAAGAGACAAGAAAAAGATATCCACAAAAGTGAGCTAACGTTCCTGCAGAGAGCTAAGACAAACTACAACATTGGAGATGCCTTTGTCGAGATGGCATCTCTACGAACTGACGGCCGGGTAGACTTTATTGAGGTTGATCCTCCCTACGGGATTGATCTGAATGCGCAGAAAAGGACTGATGGCCCTGATAAGGTGGATTCATATAAGGAAATTCCCAGCGCTGAATATCCTCAGTTTCTAGAAAAGATCGCAAGGGAAACCTTCCGGGTGGCAGACAGGAATAGCTTTATGATATTCTGGTTTGGGCCAACGCACTTCACAGCTGTCAAGCATGCACTAGTGTCGGCTGGCTGGGAGGTGGCAGATATCCCAGGTGTGTGGACTAAAGCTACCGGACAGACCATGCAGCCGAACTACAATCTGGCAAATTGCTATGAGATGTTCTTCTATTGCAGAAAGGGTTTACCAGCCTTGCACAAACCTGGCAGGTCAAATGTCTTTGCCTTTGCCACTGAATCTCCCAGCCACAAGTATCATCCAACACAGCGACCACTTGATCTGATGATGGAGCTGCTAGATACCTTTGTTAATCCCTTCGCTATTGTCCTCTGTCCATTCCTCGGATCAGGAGTTACGTTGAGAGCTGCGTATATGCATGGAATGAAAGCCTTCGGATATGACCTGAATGGAGAGTACAAGGATAGGTTTCTACTAGCTGTTGAGGAAGATATGCGGCGGCTGGATGCAGACGCTGCTGAGGAGCCACAGTGACCTTTATCTCCTCTGAGCTTGGGGCAAAGCACATCGTTCCTCCATCTGGGAAGAAGAGCTCCAAAATCTGCCTAATTGGAGAGGCTCCAGGTAGTGAGGAGGCTCGTCAACTCAAACCGTTTGTAGGCCCAGCAGGTACCATCCTGGAGAGTTGTATGCACAGTGCAGGCTTCACTCGTAGTGAGGTGTATATGACTAACGTGGTGAAGGTGCAGCCGCGAGCAAACGATATAACTCCATTCTTCAATAAGAAAAGTTTCACAGAAGCTGGACATGAGTGGGTGGAAATTCTGCATGAGGAGCTGAAGGATGTCGGCGCGAATATACTTGTTCCCCTCGGAAATACTGCACTGGCAGCTATCACAGACTTCCGATCCATCACAAAATATAGAGGTTACATTCTGCAAGGAGGCGACGCAGTTGATGGTAGAAAGGTTCTACCAACTATCCATCCAAGCGCTGCGTTGCGAGGGAACTATATGTACCGCTACTACATTGCCAACGACCTCAAGAAAGCGAAGGGTGAAAGTGGATTTCCTGAAATACTTAGACCGGCCAGAACTTTGGTATATCAGGGAGATTGTGAGGAGTTCTTAGCCTGGTGTGACTATTTTACAAAGGTGGATATTGTCTCCTTCGATATTGAGGTAATCAACTATGAAGTCAGTTGTATATCTTTCTCCGACAGTCCAGAACGTTCTGTGTCCATACCTATCGCGGGTGGTCAATGGAATCTTGATGACGAAATTAGAATCTGGAAAGGGATTAGTCGTGTACTGGAAAACCCCAGATCAACAAAAGTTGGACAGAATCTCGTCTTCGATATCCACTTCCTCGCAACTCGCTGTGGAATCCTTGTGCAGGGCCCTATCCACGATACTATGATAGCTCACCACCTGATGTATCCTGATATGCTGAAAGGGCTAGGCTTTCTGGTGTCGTGTTACTGCGGCAGTCAATCTTATTATAAGGACATGGTGAAGTTTGAAAACATAAAGGAGGAGTCCTAACATGGATGAGAAGATGCTGCAGTATAATGCTCTGGACTCCGCCTGCACGTTGGAAGCACATAACTCTTTCTGGCCTGAGCTTAGCCTTGGCTATACCAAGACATATGACTTCACAGTCAGACTGCTGGAACCGCTAATGTTCATGATGACTAGGGGAATAAAGGTTGATCATGCAGAACTTGAAACAACGAAAACAGAGATTAAAAGTTCCGAACACGAGAAACAACTCGAGCTTGATTCCCTCTGTGGTCGAGCGCTTAATGTTGCTTCTCCGAAAGATTGCCAACGATACTTCTACATTGAGAGAGGATATCCCCCTTATATCAATAGAAAGACTGGAAGTATTTCAACAGATGATGATGCCTTACAAAGACTCGTGCGGGGGACTGCCAGCCGGCCTCCGTTGCGAGAGGCGAAGCTCGTACAGGAGATACGCGGACTTAGAAAACTCTTTAGCACTTACCTTGACCTTGAATTTGATCAAGATGATCGTTTGCGATGTAGCTATAACCCACGCGGAACTCGTTTTGGACGACTCTCTTCTAGCAAAACTGTCTTTGGAACAGGTACGAACCTTCAAAATCTTCCTCAGGCATTTAAGAAGTTTGCAGTGCCTGACCTTGGCATGTTCTTCTTCGAAGTTGATAAGCGGCAGGCTGAGTGGGTCGTTGTTGCATACCTGTCAGGCGATGCTAACATGCTTGACGTTGTTGAGAAGGGCCGAGACCCTCATACCCACACAGCGAAGCTTATGTTTAGGTGTGAGGAAGAGCTGGTCGTTGAGGATAACAAGCTTGTTGGAGTTGCTACAGACCCAGATACCATACACGAGCTTAGACAACCCCTTTGGGCTCTCCTTGAGGATTTGAGTTTTGTCCCCAGGTCAATGTCAATGAGACAGTGTGGGAAGAAGTCTAACCACGGCCTCAACTATGATGAAGGTTATAAAACATTCGCACTGACAAACGAAATGGGAGAGGGAGAGTCAAAGGTTGTAATTGACCTGTACCATAGAATCTACCCTGGCATTAGACAATGGCATAGACACATACAGCAGCAGCTGGGGAAGGATAGAACGCTAGTTAACTGTTTTGGGAGGAAGTACCGCTTCATGGACGGCTGGGGAGATGAACTGTTCAAAGCCGCCTATGCGTTCCTCCCGCAGAGTACAATTGCAGATTGTCTCAACCAGGGAATTATTGATATATACTATGACAACGATTCGCTATTTGAGCCGCTCGAGATGCTGGCACAGACGCATGACTCTTGTCTCTTTCAGTATCCCTTGAATCTGCTGGATAGCCTGCCAGCCGTACTAACCAAAATATATGACTGTGTGTCTCCCGAGATGGAGTATGGCGGCAGGAAATTCAAGGTGCCTACCGACACAAAGATTGGTATGAACTGGGGCGGGGCAAGCAAGAGCAATCCCAACGGGCTGCAAGCTCTAAATGACATAACAGTACAAGCTGCTAAGGAGATTCTTTGTGTCGGACAGGGTGCTAAATGACTGGCTCAGTGCGTATATCAAGTACACAGAGAGGAGTGAACCGCCACTATCGTTTCATACCTGGGTGGGGCTTAGTGTTATTTCTGGAGCCCTTCAGAGAAGAATTCATCTCTCCTGGGGTTTTGAGAAGATTTTTCCTAACCTCTATGTCGTACTTGTTGCCCCTAGTGGACGAGCTCGTAAAGGAATTGCAATCAACACTGGTAAAGACATCCTCAAAGAGGTTACGAATGTTACTCTCACGTCTGAGAGCACGACGAGAGAAGCACTGATAAGGATAATGAAGGGAGCAATATCCAACTACAGTGATCCTCTAACTGGTGTGGTTGCTTTCCACTGTGCAGTTACCTGCTTCTCTGAGGAACTGGCTGTATTCCTAGGACAGAGTGATATTAAGTTCCTGGCAAATTTGACTGACTGGTATGATAGTAAGGACAATTGGACCTATGAAACAAAGGGAACAGGCAGAGATCACCTGCAAGGATTATGCTTTAACCTCCTTGGAGCCACAGCTCCTGACTGGATACAGTCTATGTTACCTCAAGAGGCAGTGGGTGGTGGTTTTACTTCACGAGTCCTATTTATCGTTGAGGAGAAGAAGAGACAGACTGTCCCTAAGCATGTACTTACGCAGGAGGAGATTGATCTTAAAGAGTCTCTTACGCAGGACTTGGTTAAGATATCCAATCTGTCGGGAGCGTTCTCATTCACACAGGCGGGGGAGAAGGCATATACAGAGTGGTATGCCAGTGAAGATAAGAAGATAGGAGAAGGCTACCAGCCGGTGGCCGATCCGCGCTTTGGTGGATACTGCGAGAGACGTGCTACTCACCTTCGTAAGTTGATGATGTTGATGAGTGTTAGTCGTGGCGACAGTTTACAGATTGACCAGATAGACTTTGATCGCTCTCTAATAACCCTGGAAGCTGCAGAGCGTAAGATGTATAAGACCTTTGGAGGACTTGGCTCTGCCAGATACAGTGAGATCACAGAGAAGGTTCTGGACTATCTTCGGACGAAGAAGCTCGGAGCAAGATCAGAAATCTTAAGGAAGTTCCGTAGAGATATTGATCCAGGTATAATGAAGATTATCGAGGACCTCATGGTACAGATGAAGGTAGTCAAAATCTCCATTGTACCAGCTAGCGATGAACGAATCTACAACTGGCTTGGTGACGGGGAGGAGTAGCATAACAAATTGTTACGCCACTATCGCTGCTCATCACCAGTTCGTTTTAGCTCTTTCTTAAACGCCTGAGTAAACTCATCTGACTGGAAGCCTGGCATCTGCCCAGCTATCGCTTCCATCCTCCTCCTGTCAGGAGAGTCGGCTGATATCCACCTCTCGTGGAAGAGGGCAGCTCGTTCCTGTGCTGGCCGATGCGCTATGTTCACCCACCAGATCTTCGCAGGAATATTATCAGAAGCGTTATAGCGTTCCATTATCTTGTGGATGGTAATAGTATTGAGATAACGCTTATGGAGATTCTCTCTGTCTTCCGGAGGCTGGTTAGATACCCAGGTCTTGACAGCATCCACTCCACCTGGAAGTTTCCCTTGCCGCTCAAGGAATATCATCTCATTCAGCTTGTCATGCTGAATCTTGGTACGGTCATTCTGCTTCTGATCAGCAGCATTTATCTCCAGCATAACACTGGAGGCAGGGTGAGTCAGCTTGATAATTCTGCGAATGGCAGGAGACTGTGCAATCATTTCCTCTGTTGTGCGGCTGGCATCGTAGGGATTCTCTCCTACCACCATGTTCTTATAGGAGAGCCCAACTAGGTCTGTGTAGAAGTTGTCTGGCACAACAGCTCCAAAAGCTGCTTGACTTCTAACTGGAGAAAGTCCAGTGATCCCGCCAAACTGTTTCCATCCCTCTGGAGTTGGCCTACCAGGCAGGCCTTGATATTCCTTCTCCGGACTAACGTTCCCTCCCGCCTGTTTGTTCCATATTTCCCTGTCAGTCCAGAAATTGTAGTTCGCCGTGTACGTTGCAATGGCAGATACAGTTGGGATAGGAACGTTCCCAATAGGTACTATGCTAGAGAGTGATCCGAGAGTTTTCATCATCAGATCATCTGGCATCTTTCCATACGAATCCTTCTCTAACAACGCTATCATCGCAGCATTGAGAGGTGCAACTGTATTGTCCAGCCGGATAGTAGTGTACATATATCGCTTGTTGCCATCTGCATCCAGAATATAATGGCCAGTCCCTAGGATAAGATTGTTAATTTTATCCTGAGTTGGAATCTGTTTCCACATCTCCTCGTTGACCATCATGTTAGCCAGTGCAACAGATGCTAGCGTCCCACCAAGCCAGGCTACCTTAGTTCCAAACTCTGCTGGATGAGTCTTAGCACGACTCCATGCAGTTTTGTACGCTTGTAGAGCTGCATTAAAGAATGGCACGAAGGTATCAATCCCCTTCGCTACTGTTCCTCCTTTGGAGAAGTCTAGATAGTTCCTAGCGATATGAGTAGCAGAGACCGAGTCTGCTCCATTTTTTAGTGCTCGCTCTCTCAACATCAGCCGAGTGAGAATCTCGCTGGTCTCATTTATGTAAGAGAGTCCCGTCTTAACATCTTCCATCTGCCGGGCTAGCCTGCCGCTAGGAGCCATGCCCTCTCCAAGCCCCTTTGGCAGAGATATGAGATCACGTCCTTGGTGAGTGAGAAAGCCCATCCCACCACCTTCCATGATAAAGTCCTCATACCGACCAGTTCTCATAATGGCATCATGGGAGACCGCGGCCAGGTCTCGTGACATCTGAATCATAGCTAGTGGAAGGTGACTAGAGTACTCACCTGTTGCTAACCAGATATGAACCAAATCTCGTGGTATGTTGGTAAGAGCGAACGCTGGATTGTAACTGGTAGCGAATGTCTTAACCACAGCTGTCCCACTTGTCCACCTGAGGACGTCTGCCAATACAGGATCCATTGGCTTAGGTCTGGTTATCCACTCACCGGCAAAGTCCTCATGGATGAACATAGGAGTTTGAAATCCCTCATCTCTGAAGTCGACACGGAGATAGTTCTTTGGAGCAGTAACTTCCGTTTTCAGATTTCCATTTGACTTGTACTCGAACTTGGAGATTGTTTCTTCAGTTGGCAACTTAACAATTCCATTGAGAGGGTGAGCGCTAGCAAATTCGTACAAGGATTTATTAGCTTTATTCTTTGCAATCCTATTCTGTGCCCTACCAATAGCCTCTGCCAAGAGCTGGCGGCTAGACATCTTAGCAAAGTCGGTCTCCCCTCCCTTGATGAAGTCAATTCCACTCTCCCAGACGGATACTCTCTTACCCTTTATATAATAAACTATTTCAGGGTCTAGTGTCTCAATATAGCGAGTTGGGCTATAATACATCTCTCTCATCGCACTCTCAGAGAACTCTGTTATCAGCCCCTCATCCCTCAACTGAAAAAGTTGATCTAGAAATACCTGCCCGTACTGCTCTGACTTCTGATATAGCCTGTCAAAGGCTTCCACTCCTATCTTATCTCTCATAGTAGCAAGCGCGTTGGCAGCCTGCTCACCTGTTAATCCAGACTCATGCTTTATCTTGCCAGGTCCTTTGTACCTGTCCAGCTCAACTATCCGTCTCGCTCTGATGATGTTGTCCAGAGCTTGTTCTTGTTTAAGATTCAGATCATCGTATATTGGCTTGGAGGATTTCTCAAACACCATTTTAGACCTGGCACTAGCTCCCTGTATCAGGTCATAGTCACGCATAGCATTACGACCTTCCAGGCCACCGTAGTTCAAGAGGCGAGCATTAATCTCTGGATTGTGGTCGAGAGTTTTTCCCTTAGTGGCTATAACAACCTTTTCCCATGTTAGTTTATTGGCGGCTGCTTCTGCCTCTCTAGCCTGCTCAAACACCTTCGTTACCTTCTGATAGTCAGCCTCATTGACAGTTGGACGAGCAGCCGCAGCGATGGCCAGCTTCTCTGGATTCTTCGATAGAGCTTTTTCCAATCCCTGAATATCTATCATCCCCTTTTGCAACTTGAGCGGATCGAAGATAGGAACAATCTGACTATCATCATAGACATGGATGTTTAGTGCTCCCATCTCCCTCGTGAGGAATGCGTCATAGCCAAGATTTTTTATATTCTTAGCGCTACGTTCAATACTTACATAATCTCCGTCTAGTATTTCATTTCTAGCATAAGAATCAGCTACGTATGGCAGAGATTCTATCAAGTGCTCTACATGATCTATCTCTCTGAAGTCAAACACGTTCTCTGCTTTTATGAAGGCTGGGATTATCCTGGCTGGAGTTACATTAGCTCCCTGCCTACTAATGATGGACTCTAGTCCTCCCTCCATCTTTAACAAGCGTTTTCCATATCCTACCCAATTATTAGAAAACTCAGGTTCGAAGGAGAATGATATAACTCCCAAGCCCTGTTTAGATGCATCCCAGTTTGTGAACATCTCTCTGGTCTGAGTTCCATGAAACACTGGGATTGGAGCCCCAGTCTTGTCCACTACCATTGTGCCAGCCAGATGCTCCTTAAACTTGTCCGTTGTACTATTCCAGTAAATCTGTGAATGCCTGACTAGATTCTTCACAGCCGCCAGATTGTCTTCAATACCATCTATCTGTATCATTCCAGATTGGCTTTTCATCTTCTTCGACTTAGTCATATCAATGAGTTCATTCATTGAGATGTCTCCACCAAAGTTCATGAATCTCTCAAACGTCGTCTGCCGACGAGCCTGCAACTTGATAGGCACTTCAAACGTCTGCATGAAGTTTCTCTTCAGAGAGTTATAAGCCTTATTTGCTTCCTGCCAGTCTGCCTTGCTATCTGTCTTATCTGCCAAGGCCTTCAACCTGGAGTACTCTGAATACCGCTGTTGCAGTACTCCATACTCTGACAAGCCAAGCTGATCTACTCTGTCCGACAGAGTTCCATCAGAGAACTTCTTGTCCAGCCCAAGCAGCTCTTCCACTGTCATAGAACGACCATCTGGAGTAACAATAATAGGTTCCATTACCTGATGACCAAGCTTTGGAATGGTAGCATTTTGGATTTTCTCCAGCTCCTGCAACTTCATCATCTGGGAGTTGACAATCCTAGTACGATCAGCGTCAGAGATTTCTCCAGTTATATCTGACTTAGCTAGAACACCACGCAGCTTAACTGCCAGAGGCATATTTTTATCTGCCTTGTCTATACCAAGAGCTTTGTTCGCAGCCTCAGTTGCAGCGTCTATAACATTCCCCTCCATAGTGAACTGTATCTTGCCAAGATCACTGGCGGCTAGAGCCTTGAATGTTTCAGGATAATTTTGCTGAATGTATGCAGGTCCATCATCTGGAGTTAAGATGCGAGGTTTTATATCTGCACGAGGAGGACGCCTGCCGCCAGCAAAGCCTCCAGCCCACAATGGAGCTGTTGTCACAGCCCCCTCTGTCAGTGCTGCCATAATAGGAGCAATATGCTTGAATAACATATCCTTAGATGCTGTCTCATACACAGCATTTGAGGCAGCTTTGGAAGCTCTGCCAACTATAACATCCATAGCTTCCAAGGCTCTAGCTCCAGTTTCAGTACGTGGCTGCCAGTTAAAGTTGTCTCCTAGGTGTTGACTCCACTTTCCAAACTCTTCTTGGAAGATATCTGAGATGGATTCTCCAGCTCCAACTCCTGCCGCGGCGGCGATCATCATGTTAGTAGCGCCATGGAGAGCTGCCATTGAAGTTGTAAAGAGGGATGTGCCACCAGCTAGAAGGGTATCGGCAACTCCTCCCATAGCATTATCAAGAGGAGTCTTCAAATCCTTAGGAGACAGTATGGATGCTAACAATCCTAGCGAGGCACCCATAGGATTATCTATTGGATTTTCGTACTTTCTCCCATCAAGAGGAGCCTTCGGCTGTTCAAGCTTAGCTGGCTGTGTGGCTACAGTTTCCCATCCATCGCTTGGTTTAGCAGCCGAAGGTTTTGTTGAGATAGTTTCCCAACCTTCATTACTGTCCGGCATTTTTCTTCTTCCTTTGAAGCTCTCCATTCACCTCACGATAGTCGTAGGTTGGGTCATACTGAACATGGTACTTCTTTGCCAGCACCTCTTGATCTACCTGATCAACTTTCTTGTTCTCGGTAAAGGCAGATTTAATCCTCTGTATAACGCCTCCAGAGTCCTTCTTCTTCTCCGGCTCAACAACTTGTTTTCCTTTATGCTTAGCTGCATACTGCTTATCCACGTCAGTCTTGATCCTGTTGACAGACTTAACCTCTGGATGAGCATCCATGTAGTCAGCTACCAGCTCTTCCTTCTCACTAACATCTTGTTTTTTATCTTCCGATAGTGACCATGCACCATCTTTGAAGGTACTGTAATCAAGACGAATAAGGCCATTCACCCTATTCATTCTTGTCTCAGTTGCCTGTGATTCCTTAGTTCCAACCATATCAGAGATTCTCTTCAGCATAGCGTTCTGAGCAACCGTCGCTCTGTCAGCGGCTTTCTGTGAGAGGTCCAACCTAACATCCTGTCTCTCAGCCGAATCAACTGCCCGTTCCTCTGAACGAGTTTGCCTCTCAATAGTCATCTCCTGAAAGGTTCTCGCTCCCTCAGGCCTCTTCCCAACAGGCTTCATGCCAAGAGTCTTCCCTTCTGCAGAATAGAACTCCTCTCTTTTTGGCCCTTCTCCCAGAGCAACATTCTTCCTACCAAAGATCTGGGCACGATAGTTAGCATCTGACAGCTTAAGCTCATCACCCTTCTTGACAAAGGTAGATACTTTCTCTCCTGTGTCCTGATCATATCCAGAGACCTCCACTGGAGTTTCATCTCTCGGAGGATGGAGACGGTCGGCAATCTGTATACCAAGCTGCCAGTGTTGAGGGTCCTTTGCCAGCCCGGACGCAGAGAAAATTGACATAGCAGATGACCGATCAGGAGCTTGCTTCATCACCTCCATCGTCTTGGTGAGTTGCTCCATCTCCTGTACCTGTTTATATCTCTCTGCAGCCGATTTGAAGAATCCTCCAATAGCCTGTCCCCAGGCTTCTGCTCGAACATCAGGTGCGCCTTGAACGACTGTTGCCATATGTCACCTATGCTAACAAATTGTTACGCTGCTACATAAACATCATATCTACTGCTTCCATTGCAGAGCTACCACCAAAAAGGCTACCTAGCCATCCAGAGCTTCCACCGCCGCCAGTTCCAGAGCCGAATGCAGTTTGTCCTAGTCCCTGACCAAGCCCGCCTGCCATACCTCCGAGGATGCCAGCACTTCCCGGCTGGACAGTCACAATGTTCTCCTGTCCTTTGATACCAAGAGATTTCAGAAGATCATCAATAAACTGTTGTTGTTGCTGCTGCTGCCTCTGAAATTCAGAGTACTGACCTGTCAACTGTAACTGTCGAGTCTGCTGATCTACTGCTCCACCAGAGAGGGATGCTAGGAGCTGCTGGATAGGCGCCATCCCGGCTGCCGGAGCCAAGCTGGCTGCCTTCAACGATCTATCCTTCTGCGCGTTAAGCTGATCGAAGGATACCTTAGCTCTGTTAGCTTCCAGGCCAGTTCCGAAGTCTCGAGTTGTTCTGGCTTCCATATTCATCCTGTCGGAGCCAAAAGCTCCACTGCCACCAAATCTCTTCGTGATGGCTGGTAGGATGTTCTCGGTGAAGTCTCGTAGAGCTGGATCACGGACGTTTGTGTCAAAGTACTTCTCCGTGCTAGCCGGTGTGTCAGTCATTGTTTTCTGCAACGTGTCCTGAGCTGTCCTATTCAGCCCTTGTGCACTTGGGTCTACCAAGCTGGTTGCATAGTTTTGTAACCCTGTCAAGCTGGTTTGCTGCAGAGTAGATAGCGGAGCTGCGAACGATCCGCTGTAGGAAGTTGCACCTCCACTTGAGCTTCCCACAGCTCCTGTCAGCTTATCTAACAATTGCTTCAAGCCTGCCTGCTGCTCAGGAGTTAGAGTTGGTAATGTCTGTGTAGTTGTCTTAGCAGAACTACCAAATAGAGAATCGAGAAAGCTCATGTTAACCTCAGTAGAGAGATTCCTTCTTGTACGAAAAGCCGTACCAGCTTAGCACAAAATCTGGACAGACTCCACTCCATCTAAATCTGATGGATAGCCCTATATCCTGCATCCACAGCCGTACCCTTCCAATTGGACTCTGTGTTACCAGTACATGGTCAAAATTCTTCCATGTAAGTCCAGAATCCATACTATACTGAATAGCAACATCTGTTCCTGACATCCAACACTCTAACATATCAATTCTCAAATGTCCATCCGGTATGAAGAAGTCTTTGCTCTCCGCTACGAAAGGTATATCACTCTGCCAATCTTTTATTGATCTGTAATCATACTGATAGACATGATTTTCTCTAGCGTCACATAGGTGTACCAGCGGACTATTAGCTAGCAACACACGGGAGTTCCACGGGTACTTCTGATCAGCCCAAGTACCTGTTAGAGTATTCCACAACCTTGTAAGGCTTGTCTGATACAGGCCATATCCAATTATCTCGTCGTCAAACTTTCTAATTGCCCAAGTATGATCTTCTACATTATAGCGTAGGAGTGTGTCTGAATATTCAGCTGCTCCGGCTGGATAGAAAAACCACGCTTCGTTTAGTTCTTCCACGAACGTTCCAAAGATCATGCTCTTCTTCGATATGTCTAGATTCCCAAGTGCTCCAAAGACGTTATAGTATATTGGATCACCCACCTTTGTAAGAGTAAAATCTCCAATGTACTTAAATATATTGGTAGTTCCGAAGAACAAGTGATAGTCATTTATAGCTATCACAGAGTTGGAAGATATCGCTCCCTCTCCCACGATTGTAGTACTCCAGAGATACACAACGTCGGTAGCTCCAACATACTGGCCTCTAGCTATAGCACGCTCTGAGTACACGATGAGGTATGAGCCTAGAACCTTTCCAGCATTGATAGGACTTGGATGATCAAACAGCTCATCATAGCCTGCCGCACCAGAGTTCCAAATTGCTGGAGCACCAATGTCAGATCGTCTCACTCTCTCTGGGTGAGCCTCTCCTCCTTCCGTACAGTTTAGAAGAAAGATAGATACGTTGAACACTAGGATATATCTGCATACCACTATCCCCACGTCCACAAGTCCTGGTAGCTCAACACAGTCCAGGCCGTCGTATCTCTTTGGAGTATCAACTCCATTTGTGAAGATCATCCAGTCGGTGGCTGGATATGTATCTATAATTACCCGCTTATCTATAACTCCGTGAAGGACAAGGGCTGGTATAACAAGAGCACCATTGAGAATATCAGGTCCAACTGGCAATCCATTGTGAATAGTTAGCACCACTCCAACCACGTTATCTACTAGAACCTGAAACTCAGTTCCATCTGCCAGGATAATTCCAACATAGGTGCCAATGGTTATCCCACTTGCGCTGGCTACATGAATAGCGGTGGCTCCAGCCGTGTAGGTATTGGTGGTAGTGGTAGGAGTTCTGGCCGGGACAAACTGCCATTGGCCTACCCTCCACCTATACAAGGTCTCCGTTGTTACAAGAGCAAGCTCGGACGTTCCATTCTTCTTATCAAACTCAAATGTCGCTTGTGGAAAGCCTCTAACTGTGCTGCCAAATAGCGTATATCCAGTATCCTTTTGCAACTGCTTCTTCTTCACAACTAGATTGGTTAGTGTGAGGAACTGATTGGATTCCAGCTTATCAGAACGAACATAGGTATTGATACCACCAGCTGTATCCTCCACCAGCTCGTAGTTCCAATTTCCCTGCTTGTTAGGCAGGAGTGGATATCCAATACCTTGCGCCATGTTAGTATTTGATTATCTTATTAAGCACGATTGCAGGGGGGACGTTCTGACTGTTTCCAGTCATCTCTCCACTTCCAGTGTCTGTCATTGCACTAATACCAGTCTGAGATGATGTAGTAGGTGTTAGCCCGCCGCCTGGATTAGCTGCACCAACTGCAGAGTTCCAGGGAGGAGCAAAGGTATCTCCGGTACTAGCAGCATGAATATGGCCAGGATCATTTATAGATATAACGTGAGTATGTTGCTGTCCATGCTCATTTCCGCCAACAGCTCCTAATGTGAGACCATCTACAGCTGATGCAGCCGTGGTTAGTCTGGCGGCTGCCGAACCTCCCATGTCGTCCTTGCCAAACGTAGTACGACCACGAAGATCTGGAACATTGAATGTAGTTGAGGCATCCCCTGCTCCATACGTTGTAGCAATGACGATGAACAGATTGGCATAGTCTGCTCTGCTTACCTCCTGCCCATAGCACATTAGCCAACCTATCGGCGCGCTTGTACCAGCGTAGTCTGCTATCATACCGATAGGATCAGAGGAGACAATCTTTCCAGCCGTGGTCAACTGCACAACATTTCCAGAGCTATCCTCGTAGAATATCTCCTGTATGCTTCCAACTGTCTTAATGTATAGGCAGCCATCATCTGCATCCAGAGTTGGATCACTGCCTAATGTTCTCAGGGTAACCTGATTATGCTTTCCATCTTGTGAGTCGCCAGCCCAGGCGTGGTCAACCTGCAACCTTTCCTTAATATCCAGTCTCATATTCCTGATTCTGGATGCACCAAGGTCTACCTCCTCATCATCAGATGGTTGGGAGATGTAAGTATTATCCCAGTTTCTAGTAAAAGATGTCATTGGCAGACCTCATTAATGTACTGTTGCAGACCTCTCACCTGCTCGGCAAGCTTGAGGTAGGTGCCATAGTTTTTGGCAATGACTGTTGCTGCGGCAGCAGGATCAACTCCGGAGGGGCTGCCATCAGCGACGATGGAGGAGTTGGCCTTGTGTCCGACTGCGGCAGCGTTGTGCAACTCGATAAAGCCAATAGGCTCGCTAGGACAACTCCCAGCCGGGATATTCTTCGCATCATTTACATTCTCCTGAGTTACCTTCTCAACTTCCACTACTCGCTCAACGAAGACTTTAACAATCTTCTCCTTCACCCTATCCTTAGTTCTGACTCCCTGATAGTTAGCCTCAACGATATCTTTCATCTGAGCCTCCCAGCGGAGATGCTCAAAGTAGAATCCACTGCCAAAGCCAGCTATCAGGGAACCTAATATAAGATATAACGTGATAGGCATTATCTGTCTCTAATCTTTTTTCGCAGAGATTCTGGCTGGTCTATATGCAGCTTTTCTCTCTCAGCCGGTGTTAGAGATACAACGTAGGTAAATTCTGCCTGTGTCTCTCCGACCCTCTCCAGAGTCTTCAACATTGCCTGTTGATATTCCTTAGTATCTGTCTTATGTTCCCATAGAATGTAAGCAGTACCTATGCAGATAGCAGCTACAAAGAGTAGAACAATGTCTGTTCCACGAGCTTTGAACTTTAGCCCTCCTGGCCCAGCTATCTCTAGTTCTTCCTGTTTTTGAGCTTCCATAACTGGACAGTCCTTTGGAAAGTTGCCAACGCTTTCTGATTCATTTTCGCTAGTGATCATACTTCCTCCAGCAGGAGTTCACGCTCTGCCATTCTACGGTTATACAGACCCTTAGAAACTTTCCCGCTGTCATGACACCAGCCTGGTAGCAGGTTTGCTACCTGATCCCAATCTCCCTGTTGTATTGCATCCAGAGTGTGATGAGGAGGCTGCTTGATATTACCTATGCCAACGTTAAACAAGAGGGACGTCAGAGCATCAAACTTGTTCTGGTTAGTATCTTCCGGTATGATAGAGTTAACTCCTCTAACTGCATCGGTAAGATCTTCTTCCAATATCGAGTTTGCTTCATCCTCTGTGATGGAGCCCGGAACTGGCTCTCCATGCTTCTGAGCATGTCCATAGCCCCAGGTCCATACTCCTCCAATATCCTTATATGGGTGGAGAGCAAGCTTCTCCCACTGTTTGATGAAGTCGATACCGCGCTCACTCACATTCATTTGAACTCCAGTCATCTATTGGAAGACATAACTGTTCAGACCAGTCGGCTGTTAGATCAAGACATGGGTCAGGAGGCCAATTACTATCCTCACCTATGTCAAATCCAGCACTGAAACTTCTAGCATCGAAAGAGCCTCCAACCTGGCCAGATATAACTGGAGGAGTAAATAGCTCCCAGGTCATTTCTGTACACGCTTTCCATTAACTATCTTATGAATATTCTCATCTGTATTATTATCACAGTCTTCCATAACAATCTCACCAGGTTTAGCTTGGAGAGACAAGAACTCTTCTGGACAGTTGCCATGTCGAAGAATTATTCCTTCTGGTGTATATACAAGAAATCTCATAGTTACCTCTTTAAGACCATTGAGACAAGGCTTGGAAAAAATACTGATCCATCACAGTACTGTGACAATGCTTTTAGATAGTACGTATATGTTCCAGCAGCTGGTTGATCAGTAAGAATTATGGATATACTAGCTAAATCTCCAGGTGGAGTAGTGGCTCTAGTATATCCAACAGCAGAACCACCCCTCCAAATTGATACTTGTATGATGCCACCAGAGTCAGAACTGCCAGAACATCCACCAATGAATAGGATTGGAGAGCCATCTGTAATAACAGTTACCTGTTGGATGGTAGTAATTACACCAGTACTTAAGCCAACACCACTACCTGAGTATGCAGCAACTGGAAGTGTTACAGCATTAAGTGCAATACCCTGTGTCTTAATAGAGCCATCCACCACAAGATTACCATTCAGGCTGAGAGTGGTAACTCCACCAACTATACCAAGTGACATCATCTGGATTGGAGTTCCAGTTCCGTCCGGCTTTACCACTTTGAACTTATCTGCTGTGACTACAAAGTCTCCTAGACCAGAACCATTTATCAGTTCAAATCCGACGACGTGTCCATTGACATCTACATTGACAGAGTACTTAGCAAGAATACCAGTGATGGCACTGGCGCTGGCAGTCGCACTTGTCTTAACGGCAGCGTAGTCTCCGCTATCCAACCTGGCAGATATTGCTGTACTGGTAGATGCATTGGCAGAGTCCCCACTTGCCCTTGTGCTAGCCTCCGTGGTGATGGCGGCTGCGTTTGTGGCTATGTTAGTTCCCTGAGTCGTCACCGTAGATTGGAGAGTAGTAATCTGACTAGCCATCGTGGTATCGGCAGAAGCTCTTGTAGTCGACTCAGTTGTTAGACCAGAAGATAGTGTAGCCAAAGATGTAGTATGACCAGTAACAACGGAGGTCAACGCTACCCTAGCCGTTGCCTCAGTTGAATCAGCCGTTGCTCTGGCAGTCGACTCAGTCGTGATGGCAGAAGCATTTACACTTATTGCATTTTCAGCCGTTGTAACTCTGGCAGCTAAGGTTGTGGTATCACTGGCCAGTGCATTATCCGCAGAGGTTCTTGCGGCTGCCTCTTTTACTACCGACGCATAGGAGGCTCCAGGCGCATCCCTGCCAACGCCAATCCAGTCTACGTCAAAGGAATCAGCGGCAGTTGCACCTAGCTCAATTCTGAGATTGGTAATTGTGTTAGTTACCCAATCAGTTCCTCCAGCCGTAAGGGTGGACATATCCCACTCAACCACAGCGTCCGATCCTATTGCAATGACAGGGTCTGCCACAGCCTTGTGATAGCTAGCACTGAAGCCATGAGATCCAGTTGTGTACTGCACGTCTCCATGCCAGCCAGCACCAGCATTTCTCTTTATCCTGAGTTTAACAATGGCATACTGAGAGCCCAGTACCCCCGGCGCTATATCAGATGCCAGAATCATACCAGGACTTGTACCTGTAGCTGCTAACGTAACCCAGCCAGCGTTCCACACCAGAGTGGAATCTCCAGCTGCAATCCATCCCTCTACATCTGTATCAAAGTACCATGTGGTAAAGGGATCGAATGCTCCTGGAGATGCTGCATATATCAGGGATATCTGAGCAGCCAGTGCATCATCTGCCGTAACACGAGCAGTTGTCTCAGTGGAAATACCAGCCGTATTGCTAGCTATATTCCCCTCAGCCGTGGTCATTCTAGCTGCTAGAGCCACTCTCAGTGTAGCTTCTGCACTATCCGCATTTGCTCGAGCTGTACTCTCGGTAGATATGGATGCAGTTAGAGTTGTTATATTCGTCTCAGCTGTTGTCACCCTAGATGACAAGCTGGTTATATTCGTTGCCAGTGCTGTATCAGCTGTAGCACGAGTAGTAGCCTCGCTTGTTATAGCTGCCTGTGCTGTTGTTATCTTCCCTTCGGCAGTTGTAACTCTAGAGGCAAGAGCTATCCTAGCGTTAGCCTCTGTTGTGTCAGCAGTAGCCCTTGTGGTAGCTTCGCTTGTTATGGCAGAGGAGTTGGTAGTTATATTTCCCTCTGCCGTCGTCACCCTGGATGTTAGAGCAGTCACACTGCTAGATATCGCTGTGTCGGCAGTTGTCCTAGCTGTCGTCTCAGTTGATATTGCAGATGCGTTGTTATTTACAGTTGTTGTTAGTGATGTTATACTTGAAACGATAGCAGAGTCGGCTGTAACCCTAGCAGATATCTCCGCCAGCAGGCCAGCCTCTGAAGCCCCAGGAGCATCCCTACCAACAGCTATCCAGTCAATGTCAAAGGAGTCATCTGCATGATCTCCCAACTGAATCATTACGTTTAGAATGTTGTGAGCTATCCAATCGGTAGTACCGGCTGTCAAGCTGGACATATCCCACTCGAGGATAGTTGTATCTCCGATACTAATGCCTGGGTCTGGCAGGACCTTCTCATAGCTCGAACTGAATCCATGACCAGCAGTTTTGAACTGCACAATTCCTGCCCAGCCATTTCCAGCATTCCTTGTTACTCGCAGCTTTACTACAGGATATTGAGTTCCAACTATAACAGGATTGAAGTCAGATGTTTGCTTAATGCCAGGAGTTATGTCTGTAGCTTCTACAGTTATCCAGCCATTGTTCCAGGTAACAGTGCTAGTGCCGCTGGCTATCCATCCCTCAACTGTTGTGTCGAAGTACCAGGTTTTGTAAGGATCAAATGCCCCTGGAACACCGGCTGTTATCAGGGAGATTTGCTGAGCCAGAGCACTGTCAGCCGCAGCTCTTGTGTCAAACTCCAGCTTTATCAAGCCATAGGATAGCTGAGTTATATCGTCTCCAGTGTAGGAGCCTCTTAACTGAGCGGATAGAGTAAGGCGGCTAGTAGCTTCCGCGCTGTCAGCAGTTGCTCTGACAGACTGCTCGGTTAGAATATCTGCCTGAGCATGAGTCATGCTGTCCTGAAGAGCAGTTACCTCTGCCAGCGTACCTGTTACTTCATGCTCATCATTCCAGTTAGATGGATTAACCTTAGTGGCATCCACAGACTCCGGCTTCGTACTGTGGAATTTATGTTTGATAGCCAGAGTCATGAAGCACTCCTAACGAATGGATTGCTCTCGGCAGGGAGTAGAATGTTCAAAGCCTGAGCTGTTCCGCCAGCTTGGTAGTCCAAGTCTGGCTTGGTACTGTCGGCTGTTAGCGCCTCGAGATACAGCTGTCCAGCAATAGCCGTGTGCTTTGCTGCCTCTGTTTCCTTTCCAATGCTATTGAAGATATACACCAGGGTAAGCTCAACTAGAAGATCATCCTTGTTCTTAAATTCTGATTTTTGAGTCGGAGAGTTGAGGTCGGCTGGCCACTTTGTCCATCTCATCCTCAGGGGGTATCCAACGGTGGAGTCGGGGAGTTTCCAAATCTCCACAGTGTTATTCCAGATGATATAGTGAGAGGGTCTACCTCTAACCCAATACTCTGCCTTTGGAATCAACTGGTCAAAGCGTCTAGCAGATACCTGTACTAACTTCCTGCTGTTGGCATCATCGAGGAGGACAAGAGAGTACACCTCCCGCACGTTTGGAAGCTGCAGATATCTGTCGCATGGATCACCAGTGTTCTGTGAGAGTCCAAGGGATATCTCTTCCATCTCGTCGAAGTCATGCTTACGAGCGAGTCTTTGTTGGGCAATGTTTAGAGATCGAGCTAGACGGCCATCCTGATCTGTCCTGCCGCCTAGTCCGATTCTAACTTCATCTTCCAACTCACGTAGAGTTAGTGTTCCCATCGCACTGTCGTAACAAATTGTTACGTCACTATGCCATGATGCCGATAGCGATGTAGTCCACTAATCCTACGTTCACATCGTTTGCTACCTCCACAGCTGCAGCCTTCGTCGCCGCTGTTCCGGTGAACGTTTGTGCAGCTACCGCCAGGTCTTGTCCGCCTGTGGAGTTCAACACTCCATTGTTGTTAGTAACTGCATCTCCAGCCGTACCTGCTGTTACCGCAACTACTCCAGCAGAGATAGTACCAGCCGGAACCGCCGCGCCATCGGGATAGTAACACTTGAATCCACCACTTGCACTATCCCACCTGACCAGGTATCCCAAGCTGGATACCCCGCTGCAGATTACCTGCTTCACCGTCTTGAAATACGCGGCTATTCCCACATCTCCAATAGTGGAATTGTAGTTGGTAATGTTGACAGTACCAAATAACAGTCCTACCTTTGGAGACAGCTTCAGGACTGTTGGAGAGTCCTTTACCAGTGTTGCTGCATAAGCGCCCATTGGAGTCTCCTGTTAGAAAGGTGCGTTGAGGAGAACTTTCGTGGTACCATCCAGGGATACGCCAATCAACTGATCGTAGTCTGTAGCGCCAATCGCAGCTGTTTTGTCCGTGCCGGTCAGATAGAACGACTTCCCAGCCGCACCACTCGTGACTGAAGTATCTAGGGTAATTTGCCCCTTGATCTGCATCCACGCGTAGTAGGCTACATCCAACGTACCAGTGATAACCGCCAGTAGTGCACCTGCACCAACTGGGATGGTATCAGCGTCGCTCAAGTCCACCACTACACGGCTGTTTGCCCAGCCTGTTCCAGCAAAGTATCCCACCAGACTTCCTACTGCTCCAGCAACGGTAGCGGTGTGATTCTTTACCTGAACGTACTTATACACGTTTGCACCCTCAAAGCGGATAGTGCCAACACCATCTTTGTCGCTGGTGTCAACATCCGTCAGTCGGGTTACAAACACTTTCTTCACGCCTGCTGTCATGTCAGATTGCTCCTTGGTTAAGGTTGGCCAATGACTAAGGCCGGGAACTACGCCGTGTCGATGTTGTAGATGACGCCCTGGCACTTCCGACGGCTGATCTTAAATGCACCAGCTGTGATGATCTGAGCTGCCCGATCGTTGACCTGATCCGGGATTGCCTTCCACTCAGTCATATCGAAGAACATCATGGGGTCATAGGCGAACTTGATAAAGTTCGTATTCAGGAAGTACATCCTGGTGTTTGCCACGCTAGGAGCCCAGATCATCGGAATGCCTTTGTAGACGATGTTCTGAAATCCAAGGTCTGTCAGCTTGTTATTGCTCGTCCGATAGTACGTGAGGGTGTTATCCTCGTAGTACTCATAAGGAGTCTGTCCAGATAGAATGATATCTGGTGCATCCATCTTGAGGTTATTCATGCAGTTGTTCAGCATGGTCCTCATCAGGCTAACTCCATACGTTGCGAACGACTTGCCAGTAGCATTGGTAGCCTGATTTCTCCACCAGGTATTTTGACCAGCACTCGGGTCGATGCCACCAACAGTGTTACTAGCAGATGTTGGATCGTCAGGGACAAGCCATTGCAGTCCATCAATGCTAGCTCCATTTGCAGTTGTGGTACCTGCAGTTACAGTTCCAGCGGCACCTGCCAGTCGAGTCTCCAGCTCGGTAATCAGAGACATCTTGGTGTTCTCCATCTTGGAGTTCATCAAGGAGATGATCTCATTCTTACCCCTGTTTTGCTGATCGTCAACTCCAAACCTGACAAGCGATCCAACCAGATAGCGCCAGCTGAACTGAGCAATGGTCATGAACTGGAAGTCCTGAAGGGACACCGTTCCGCCTTTGCCAATCCAGCCAATGTTATCGTTAGTTGCAAACTGCAAAGGTTCAGTTAGGAAGCGACCACCTTCTACCGGCTCCAACTTTCCTTTGTCCTTCAGCCAGAACCAGAAGGGCGTAGCACTGAAAATGTTGTCTACCAGTGTGCTCTTCATATTCTGCCACGTCGAGGTATACAGGTTGTCCAGTACCTCGGTTAGCGTTAGTGCGGTTGCCATTGTTACTCCTCGTGATTAGGTGAGATTACTGAACACGCGCATCAGAGGGGAGGCTACCCATTACAGATTCCCATGCCGCCTCTGCTGCATCCGTCGCCGTCATTTTGCTAGTGCTCACCGTCCGTGAGGAACTGGGCATAAGGCCCAGGAACGCCGGAGTTTCTTTCTTAACCTTCGGCATGTACTTCTCGTCCATCTTCTTTGCCTTGTCAGGAAACTCTTCTCTCACCAAGGCGTATGCCTGGCGCACAGTTAGCTTTGGATTAGCCTTGAGAGTGTCAGTTATTTCTGTCTTCCACTCCATGAAGTCTAGCTTCACCGCCGCCGTTTCCCTTACCTGTGTTTCAATACTGTTACGACCAAGATGCGTTGTAATTCCACCTACCTCGTCTTTGATAGGCTTTACTATCTCTGCCTGAATTCTGTCCATGATCTGTGATGTGATGTAGGCAGCGAAATCTTTTCGATCCAGTTTCTCCAGGTCCATATCTACCTGAATTTCCTTCACATCATCTCTGGCAGCAATCTGTCTTCCGATCTGCTCTGCCATCTGCTGCATGTTAGACTGCATCCCCTGAACTGATCCAGCCAGGGTTTGCACAGCCTCGGCAAGGGCTGTCATTCTAGCCTCTGCCTTCTCAGCCTTTTCCTTGTCAGCTTGTTCTGCATCATCAGTGTTATCTTTGTTGTCAGCATCGTCTGCCATGTTAAGCTCCTTGCTCTGTCAGCGTCTCTGACCGTTGTGTAACAGATTTGAGCTCGTCGTTAGCTCTGTGAATTGCATTCTGGCGGTTCACCTGATACTCCCGCAGAATTGCCTGCAGTGATCTTTCGATCAATGCAACTGAAACACCATCCATATCGTGGAAAGTAACGATAGGAGCTGGATCAAACTTTACAACAATCTTCGGAGTACTCATTCTGCATAGTCCATTGTTAGCCCACGTTCTCTACACTCAGCTCTCAACTGCCGCTTTGACTTGACGTAGACAGGTTCAAGTCCTAGATTTGGATATAAGCCTTCACGGAAGATATGTACTGGCGTGCTGCTCACAAATATCTTCTCCATCGCCTCTCCGCAGACAGGACATATTGGTAGCAGAGGTTCGCTGCGCACAAATACATCCACTTCTAGCCCCTCACATGAGGGATACTTTTTACACCTAAAGTCAAAGATCGGCATGTTCTATATTACCATTGTGGGGTGTTGAGTAGCAAATCATGCGCCGGTTCCAGACCCCTTTTGTTGTTGATTCTGAGATAGCATCTGCACATATTGTTCTGTGGAGAGAGGCTGATCAGGATTCTGTCCCTGTCCCTGACCAAAGGTTTGTCCCAGTGAGCGCATCATGTTATCAAACTGCACCCCATGTAGCTCATGTAGATAGTATTTGGTTAGCTGCTCCGGGTCGATCAGAGGGTTATCCTTCAGTACGTTGTACACTCCGTTAGCTCGTTCAGTTCTCGCCGCCTGTGTCATTGGCATAGCAGTGTCAGGGTCTATGTTTAAGTCGTAGCTAGCCGCCTTCAACATAGCTGGCTTGAATGCTACCCAAACTGGCAGGCCATTTGGCCCAGAAATACTAACCACCTGTTCTTCATTCCACTTGTCAAAGATCACCTTATGCAAGTCCTCAAACATATTCACCAGGATGTCCGCTATCATATCCTTCCGCTCATCCACTCTGATCTCGGCTGCCTGGGCGACTATCTGTGCCTCTGTAGCGGAGTGCCTGCCGCCACTCTCGGAGAAGTTCCCAGACTGATTTCGGCTAAAACCTAGATTCTCTCTCACATCATTCATAACCTCCACGCCTGCCTGCCTCAGGGCCATTGGTATTTCAGATACCATCCTAGTCTCAATATCGGAGAGCTCACCATCTACCTGTACAACTGCTAGAACATCTTCTGACAGGAGACGTTCGATCTCTTCCTGTTTTAGGCTATTCCGCTTGGCAAGGATTTTAGCGATGGACAACCTGCGATGTTTCATCTCCAAGGTTCTGATCTCATTCAACTCTAGTTGCTGCGGTTCCAGAATCTGGGAATCTGCCACTCCCCAGAACACTTCATCATCATCGTTGAAGACAGCGGGGTAATAGGACAACCGACCATTCAGCTGCATCTCATCATCATCTTCCAACAGCACCTTATCAGTTGCGAAAGGAGCTAGCAGGATCACCTTTTTGAACTTGGCATCTCTAATCTCTACCAAGTCAACCATGTCAGGTTTATCTCCTCCCTGCAACATAGGTTGATTCTGTGCTCCTGTCACCCGCTCTGCCGAAGCTTTCAGATTGGCGGTATGTTTAAGGCGTGGATCACTCTGCACGTCATGGAGAGGTCGTTGTATCCAGTTAGCCACCCATCTCGTATCTTCATAGTTCATCAGCCCGGCTGGGACTATAAAGTGCCCAGGATGGACTGACAAGAACCAGGGCATATTATCTCTAATGTTCATGTTGTACTCGAAGATTTCATCTCCACTGTGAGGATTGATAGTCTCTCCCAAGTCTGGAGTTGGAGTGAACTGGGCTCCAAAGCCAAGCTTTCCAATACCAGTTCCAAACATGAAACAGTTCTGTACAATCCTCTTAATCTGTTGTTTCACCTGCATTGTACGAATTAGCTTATTGTCGATACGCTCAATCAACTGAGAGAACGCCTGCTGCTCTGGGCCTGGCTTGTTGGCAGTCACACTGATGGAGGGGTTACGAAAGTATATACGAGGAACAGTTGTCCTCATCATTCTGAAGAAGAGGTTAACCGGGAGAGTGCCGCTAACCCAGTTTCCACGATAGTAATTTCGCCAGGTATCCCACTTGTTCTCTCTTGCGAATTTCTTCCTAAAGGCGATCCCTTGCCGAATTTGTGAGATCCACCATGCCGGGTCTGGCTTACCTTTCACGTATCCCATCTGAGCACTCATATCCAACCCCAGTCTTTTAATAGTGGTATCTCTCGTTCAGCCCGTTCTCCTATGTCCACTCTGTATTGAATATCAATAGCTTTGATATTGTGAACAGTACGATAGACACGATCCCTTGTTTCTTTGATAGTGCGACCATGAGCGGTCACCTTCATCAGCACTCCATCACAGGCAGCATACCTGTACGTATCCTTATCCTTATAGATATCCTTGAGGTAGATATGCTTCAGGTTATCTTCTGTTATACCAGACACTGGCATCCCTTCATCTGGCTCTTTCAAATCCTGCGGATGGCAAGCTGGCCAGGGATCACGAGAGATTGGGACAGCTATGCTGAAGTCGTTTGTGTAGTCTATGGTCTTCTTCACACCCATTGCAGTTTCGAACAACAGGTCTGCCATCGGCTCCTTCAATCCCTCCATCAGTGCATCTATCGCATCGTAGCCAAATCTGCAGGACATCTCCAGAGCGTAGGCCTTCTCCTTCGTCACAATACAGTTGATGTCAAAAGGACCTCGGTAGGAGCAGGCTTTCAAAGCTGGTGTCATCTTGAGTAAGGTCTCCTGCACCAACTTATCTCCCTCATGTGCATTGACTACCAAGTTGCCCATGCAGCCAGTTAGCTTACCAACTTCTCCTATCATAAATCGCTTTTCTTCAAAGGTATGATTGAAAGGTTTGATCCAGTCTCTTCCATTAAACCATCCTTCGGTAGAGATTTCAACACTTCCAGCTTTGGGTAAGAGAGCCTGCACGATGAACTCTTGACCAGGCTTAAAGGTGGAAAGAGCCCATTCGTAAATCTCCGGAGTTTCGCAAAGATACGTCTTTCCGGTGTCAAGGTTACCACTCGGCTTGACAACATATCCTTCATCAGAGTTCCAATCCTTTAAGATTTTCAACGCTTCGGAAACATTCTTGCAGTATGTGTATTCTGGTACTGTCACCCCAGCCTTTTTCAGAAGCTCTGTACCACGAACACGATCCAGTTCCATTATGTCGGCAGCCTTGTTGCAGCAGAGATAAGGCTTTCCAGTTCCTCTCATCATATCTTCCAGGTGAGAGAAGCCTACCATATCGAAGATGATCAAATCTGCCTTGTCGATGTAAGGACGAAAGCTGGTAACTCTGTTAATGATGCCCTTAAGTTCATTCTTCCCGTGAGGGTCCTTGATGTACATATCTACAACGTGTCCCTCTTTCTGCAGTCGATGTGCTATGACCAGACCATCTCCCTCCTTTGAGATAATCAAAATTCTCATTGCTCATACTCAAGGCTGACTTGAGGACGGATAGGATACACGTTGTTCCTGCCGTGCATCTCCTTAATGATGTAGTCCAGGGAGAAGATGTCTGGAGCCAGACTTGAAGGATTGACCGTCTTCATCTGTGGGATTATTAGAGACGCTCTCGGTAGTACGTACAGAGCCAGAGCGGCTGCTATAACCGTATCATCGTGCTGTCCCTCTACAGCTCCCATACTTCCATCCTCATGCTCAACGAACGTATTGCACTCATCCTTCAGGATTTGGCTGTGAATTAGGCCAGTTTGTGCAAGAGATTTTCGAAGCACTCCAATGATATAAGGCTTGTTTCTTGCTGTGGTTCTTACACCATACTCAGCTAGACGAGTTACAATGTCAGGATTTCTACGAGGTTGTAAGGTTCGATGAATTAGAAAGGATGGATAGAATTTCTTTAGTTCTCCAAGAGTAAGGATACCGTGGTTGTTGGCTTCCACAGCCGTATAGGCATTGCCATATGCTGCGGCGAGGTGTGCAATGTGAGTTGCAAATACATCAGGCTCAGTTCTATTACTTATCCATTCGGCAACCTGCTCTTCAGTTTCAATACAGAAGATCTCCATAACCGAGCTATCCTTCCCAACACCTGCCGCAACGTCGCAACCAACAACATAGTGCTTATCCGGAGAGGGATGACCTTCAAGTTGCCATAGAAACTGTGAGGTCTTCTTCCATCTGGCTGTATCTTCATATCGAACCCTTGTAAAAATTCCACTACCCGTCGCAGCAAAGCACTCATCGAGAGTCATTGGGTACTCTCGTTTGAAGCCATGCAGGTTGTAGTCTAGTTCGTCTAGCTTCTCCCGCCGCCAGGAGAGTTGTCCAGCCGTCAGGTGGAATTGGCTAACTAGATCAGGCTCTTCCAAACTATCATCCAGATTGGACAGTATGTTGGAAGTCTGCTCCTGACTCAGTTCATGAGTATATTCCGGGAAGGTATGCCACGGCAGGAAGTGCAACTTAAAACGAGATTGCCCCTTCGCCGACCTTACACACATGGAGTGATAGTAATCTCCAGGACCATTCCCTGTGCTCTCAATACTAATTCTGCCGTTAGCTGCCGCTTGGAAAAGGCCTGTTGCCATTCTCCGTTGATCGGCCCAGTAAGCCAACTCTGAACAGTGAAGGTCTGTGATTGTATCACCACGTCCAAAATTCTTGCTCCCCGCCGTTCCAATATAGAAAACGGAATTTGTCTTGGGGAAAGATATCTCATTCTTGGAATTGTTCTTAATGACAGCTTTCGGAGCCTTGATTGTGTCAAGATAGTATCGCACTTTGTCAAGCATCCGTTGAGTGGCATCGCTCTCATGGGAAATTACCACGGCAGTTGTATTATGTTGGCTCAGACACCTAACGGTGTTACGAGCGAGGAAGTAGGAGGACACACCCTCCCGACGGGCCTTTGGTACTAGGTCTCTACCAGTCAGATTATTATCCAGTAGTACCTGTGCGGAATTCAGTTTGAAGTCTACATCCACACTGTCCTTGTTAACAATGCAGAGGAGGTTCTCGATGACTATTCGCTCAGGAGTCATAGTGATGTAACAATTTGTTATGTCCCTATGCTGGAAATGTTAGCGTTATGGTGTAGGTGACGGTGAGCTGTCCAGCGTTGAGTACCGAGACCGTGGCGCCGAGCAGCGAGCGCTCAATCATGAATGCTGCACTTGAGGCATTAAGGCCATAGGTGAAAACAGCGTAGATGCCGGTCTCTGCTACTACAATGGTGCCGCCAGAATTATTATTGAAAATTCTAGCTAGGGTCATAGTCCACAATTTGGAGCCTGCCGTGTAAGCTGCGCCAGTTGCCGTTGATGCAGTATATGATAGTTGGCCACTACCGTTACCATGTGCAATTTTTGTGACGAGAGTATTATTCTCAAAACTCTCTGCCGTTGATCCAGTCCCCACAACAATTCCTGCTGTGTCTATAGATATATTTGCACATAAAAATAACCCCGTTGTGACTGAATTCAAGGGGCTGCTAATCGCAATATAACCAATTCCCCGCACTGTTCCACCAGTATCTTTTAGGCCCAAAAACCCCGATCCAAATGTAGCTGCTGACACATAGTTGCTAGAGTTGAGCAATGTCGCGTTCCAGAAGTTACGGTTAAACGTCCGGCTGCGGCCTTCATAGTGCTCGCCTGGCGAGCCATCCGGGTTCGTTGCCTGGACTGTGATGTACATCATCGGCACTGGAATGCCGAGCTTCGCGCCGAGGCGTTCCAGCTCAAGGTAGTCAGCTTCAGGTTTAGCAACACCTGGGATAAAAAGATCTAAGTTCATGGTGAATGTGCAGATACAGAGATGCCCGGCATTTCACTATCGAGCGTTAGCGTCGTTGTCGATGTATAGATATTCACAGCACCAAGATTCGTTCCAACAGATATTCCAGTTACAAATGGATCAAGAACTATTATCGGAACGCCAATTCTATAGCTACCAATAGAGAACTTAACTTTCCCACTTTCCATTTGCGGTAAGTTAACAGCTGGATTTATCCAAATTCGCTGACGAAAAAAGCTCATGGCACAATTCGATTAGCAAAACCATGCATCTGAATTACGTTAGCACTTCCTGCGTAGGCAGCCACAATTAAACCATTCTGCAGAGGCAGTCCAGGAATAATACATTTTAACCCATCTTTTGAAGAAACGGTATAAATGATATCATCGTCAGGACTAGTTGTTCCTCCCCATTGTACTGTTAGCAGAACATCGGTAGCTGCTGTATTGATCGCCCACAGCCATATTTCATCAAAGGACGACGTGCCAGCAATCGCTGTGTGGATAGTAGTTCCTGTACTAGCAGTCGCAACTACCTTGACTGGAAGACCATTTGCAGCACCACTTAGACAAATCTTTGTAAATGTACTCATGTAAATATCTGTGCTTGTAAAATATCAAGGCTGACTACCACTTGCCAAGTAGCATCCTCTCGTAGGAACTTTGTCGTTCCTGTAGTTACCCCAGGGTCTGGAACAGCTCCTCTAGCATGACTTGATCCACTAGCCACAAAATCAGATATTGAGATGTTAGGAGTTGTACTACCGGATGAGGTGATAGGAGGAGTACCACTAACACTAGCTACCTTTGCATCTGCAGCTCCAGCAGAATCAAAGTCTCCCACTGCATGAGTCGATGCAGTTCCAAGACCATGAACTGCAGTCCCAGTATTTCCTATATGAGTTGTTAGATTACCCTGAACTGTGCTAGCGGCCCCAGCAGCATCATACGCACTGGACGCTGTAAATGCAGCACTTCCAAGTGCCCCACCATCCTTTATAAGCTTTCCAGTAATCCCATCAAACACCGAGACGTGTCCATCTGTGGAAGACCCAGGTCCTACAACATCCCCACTCCCAGGTGGGGGCACAGCATTCACTGCGGCTGTTATTGTCAAGTACCACTTTGCCCATATAGGCGTCAAGCTCCAGGCAACTGGCTGCTGCTGATTTTGATGAACTTCGATTGGAGGACGCTGGACTGTCACGAACTCACCGCCGCATTACTCGCCGCCGACGCCGCTCCATAGCTCATATTAATTTACCTGAGCGTAGAATGCGCAGTCTGTACCACCGATAGTCTTGGTAAAGGTTCCTGTGGAGGAGTTACAAACTACAATACCAGTTGATGCTACCAGGGGAGCTGGCAGATCAAGGACAAAGATGGATGCCGCGGCTATCGGGATGGGAGGAAAGAGCAGGGTAACAGCGCCATTTGCAGGGAGAGTTGCAGAGTTCATCAGTAGGATAAACTGTGCGGCTCCACTATTGAAAATGGAGAGCTGACATAACTGCCCAGCAGATGCCTTCAATATGTGAGAGGCCTCCAGAGCTGTGCTAACAACTTGAGTTACGGCAGAACGTTGAATTGTGAATACAGTTGTGCTAGGAGTGAGAGCCGTGCCAATGGCGGCAGCTAGCAGCTTAACCAAGCCTCGAAGCTTTGCACTAACAGTTCCACTCGCATCAGTGGAAACCGCAGCATCAGCGACAGCTCCCTGCGTTGAATCTGCACCATTGGCAACTGTTATTCCTCCAATGGTAACAGAGCCTGTTATGTCTATACCACCGTTGGAGCCTGTCACCGCAGCCCAGATGCCCTTGACAGAATCAAAGTATCTCATATTCCCACCGTCGCTCATGCTAGCTCCATGTAGTGATGTAACAAATTGTTATGCACCTTGCTTGCCCATGTTGATCTGTACATTCTGCGCTATGATGGCAGCGTTGGACATTATCCTGCGGACTACATCCTCAGCCGTGTCACTCGGATTTACGGCGTGAGATTTCTTTCCATTCGCCTCTAACACAAGCTCAGCCGCCTTCAGCCTGTGCTGCGTTAGACTGCTGCTGTCCAGTGCATCTTCCAGGGCGTCTACTGCATTGCTGTACAAGCCCCGCATCTTATCATCTATCTCTTTCGACAGCCGAGAGAGTTCTGATTGCCCCAGCTCACACTCGGTTATCAGAGTTACCAGCATGGGAGTACACTTGCAGTGTCCAGCTATGATATCCCTGGACAGACCTGAGTGTTTCAGAGCGATGATCTCCTTATGCCGAGGCGACAGTCTGCGCGGCTGCCACCTCGGCTTTTCTCTTGTGAGAGCCAGATCCACTGGCAGATCAGACAGGTCCATCAGCCTTTGTTGTGGCCGCCGAACTTTGCCATATTCCCAGTCAGGTTGACTGCCTCAGGTCCTGGACTATGGATTGGAGCTGGACTGGAGTTTGCTGCCGGGAGGGGGCCTCCCAGCACGCTCTTCTGGTAGGCTGCAAAGCCTCCACTCTCAGCTTCTCCATACACACAGGAACCACCACCAACTTCTTTACTCTTCGCCACAACTAACTCCTTTCTCCTGTTGTTGTTGACACACCTTGCTCAAGACCAATGCTCTGATCCTAGTCAAGTCCGCTTGGCTCTCCGCCTGGAGGTGGGTGCGCATGGCGGCCGACAGCTCCCTCACATCTTGCGAGCTATCCTCTCCACTCCACATATCTCTCACTAACGTCATGTCGTTATCATATCTTCCGCCGAGCCGGATGTCAACGATGGCATGAGTAAGGTTACTCAATAGTGAAGTGATCTAGATTTGGAAATGTAGTAGGACCCCCGCGCGAGGATACGCGATGGGGAGAGGGGGTGGGCTCTCACATCGTGGGCTATGACGTTTGCATAGGCAGGGGCAACTATGACAATGGCATAGTATGACACTGACATATATGACATCGGCATGACAGAGTGCATAGGCAGAATGTATGGGGGCATAGAATCTTTTCTGTTGACATGGGCTGGCAGCCGTGGTCTCATTGTATCACGTCAGATCACTCGACGAACTGGGCGGCAACCCGGACTGTGCTCTCTAACAATTTGGGCAAGCTCAGATTTTCTTATCAACTCATAGGAGATTCAAATGTCCAAGCAGATCAAAGGCGATCTCGTTATCGCCAGTGTCAAAACTCGCAAAGAGCGAGGTGGGCAGGCCGTGGAGTGTGTATTCACGATGGACTTCTCGAAGGCCAACCGGGAAGATATTCTCGAACTGGCTTCCCGAGCGGTGGTTATCGGAACTCAAGCGCTCCTCCGCGAGGAGAAGGACATGACAAAGGGCGCTATGCAAACGGTGGACGTGGCCGAGTTCTGCAGCCGGGAACGTGGCTCATTCGTGGTCACGCCTGACAACCTCGCCGCAAAAGCGAAGAAATCGCTAACCCCAGCAGAGCGGGCGACGCTGATCCGGCAACTGCAATCAATGTAACACAAGGTAATACAGGCCAGGAGCGTAAGCTCCTGGTTTTTTTTCGCTCAGTTTTCGCTCAGTTTCCTCTCATCTTGTGAGCTGTCTGCAGATATGCATGAGTTATCATAGTGAACACTCAGATAGATTCAGGTGGTGATATAAAGTTATAATGTTATAAAGTTATAAGATCACAATGTTACAATGTTACAATATCATAATGTTACAATATCATAATATTATAATGTCTAGCGTTTTGAGACCCCCCCCCTCCCCCTAGCACTCCACCACTTTACCACTATTCATCTATTCCACTTTTTCACTATTCCACTAAGCTTTCTTCCCTTTAAAAAAAAAAAAAAAAAAAAAAAAAAAAAAAAAA